TTTGATATGGGACGATATTACAGACGCTCAGGCTGACATATATGCTTCAATCACTTACACAGTATAAGAAATTAACTTAACCATACGCCCAGTGGATGCTGGGCATAGACAGGAATAAAGAAAATGGCATTAGAAAAAGTAATCACACAAGATAAGATTGAAATTGTTGGCGAGTTCAAAGCCGTACAAGTACGCACCAAGACAGCAATTATTGATGATGGACTTGAGATTTCTTCAGCATATAGCCGCAAAGTAATATCTGCTGGCGATGACTATTCAAGTGAAACCTTAGAAGTACAAGCTATTTGCGCTATTGTACACACGGATGCAGTTATAGCTGCTTTTGCAGAACATATCGACTCAATGGAAGATTAAATTATGTTGGACTCAGGTAAAGAAGTATTAGATGTAGCTGCTGGATCTACAGCATTATTATCAATGGCGGCTTGGCTACCGCCTATTTCATCTTTGTTTGCAATCATCTGGTTTGCAATAAGGATATTTGAGTCCGACACAGTTCAGGGATTACTTGGCAATGATAAATCTAAGTAGCTTAATTTCACCAGTATCTAAACTTGTTGGAGGCTATTTTAAAAACAAAGCTGAAGAAAAGCAGGCCGTTCACCAAGCCAAAATGGAAGTCATCAAAAACGATGCCAATTGGGAATCGAAGATGGCTGATGCTTCAGCAACAAGCTGGAAAGACGAGTTCTGGACAATAGTATTAGCTATACCTATATTTATGATTGGTTACGCTATTGTTGTGGATGACACTACAGTGATTGACCGAGTTAAATTAGGGTTTACTGCATTAAATGGCCTGCCTGAATGGTATCAATACTTGTTATTTATTGCCATTTCTAGCTCTTTTGGCGTTAGAGGCATAAGTAAAATAATGAACATGAAAAAGTAACATATTCAAACTAACGCAAGAAATACAGGAGTTATGGGAAAGCTTAGATTATGTAAGCAACCCTCTTAAATAATGCAGATGCAATATTTTAATATCGAAGAGTTTAACTGCCAAGAAACTGGCAAGAATAATATGTGTCCCTTCTTTCTAGAGAAGCTGGATCAGCTACGTCATGAATGCAATATGCCATTCCATATAACTAGTGGATACCGAGACAAGACACATTCCATTGAAGCTGCCAAAGGAACGCCAGGTACGCACGCTCAAGGCATCGCTGTGGACATCCAAGCTCGCAATGGGTATGAACGGTATATCATAGCCTCAACTGCTCTTAGAATGGGTTTTACGGGCATTGGCATAGCTAAGACTTTTGTACACGTTGACACTCGCAAGTCTGTTCCAGTTTTGTGGTCATACTAGACGATACATGATTGATTTCATGGTCATTGGACTGCCGCGCAGTAGAACTACCTGGATGGCAAACTGGCTAACCACTACATCTACCCTGTGCCTACATGATGCTATATCTACGCATACCCAGGCCGAGCTAGATTCTTACCCAACAAATCGCAAATTTGGCATTTCAGAGACCGCTATTTTCCACTTAGGCAGCAAATTAAATGCTCATCCGGCCAAGAAGTTAATTATCCACAGGCCCATCCACGAAATATACAAATCTATTGGCAGGCCAATACCTTTTCCCAATGCAGATTGTCTGCTTCAAGAGATTAAAGGATTGCATATTCAGCACAAAGACATCAATAGTCGTGCAGAAGAGATATGGATGCACCTGATAGGCTCTAAATTCGATTCTAAGCGATTTAACGTGCTATCTGGAATGAACGTACAGCCAAACTTCAAAGGGCTTAGACCGCAAAACCAGAAGGTTATACAGACTTGGTTGGGATTTTAGTTCTGGGTGTTATATATCTTGGATAGCGATAAGAATTAAACCGCTGATTATTAGGACTATGATGTAACTGGTAATCATTTTAAACCTCACGTTAATTAAGCGCGCATCATACACGCGCTCTTTTATGATTTATAATGATATATATTCATGTTAAATATATCGGCAATGATATATCGGCGTATCAGTAAAACGGTTTATAAATTGGTCACTATAAGGCGCAATACTCCTTAGAATGGTAAGTATATAAACCATTCTAATTTAATCTTGCGTCTCATCAAATGTTAAGTACTCACAGATTGCTGTCATTATTTCTCTTTCGAGGTTCATAGACAGATCATCTTCAGTTGGGCATTCGGTGTGCTTAAAAGCTCTGTGCAAGCCAAAAGCAACGCCTTCGCTGACAGCGTTTTCAATTAATTTATAGTAATTGGCTTTCATTTTGCCTCCTTTACGAACACGCCATCAATCATCTTGCCTTTACGATCTTTAATGTCGTTATAGGCATGGTGCATACATTCGTATAGAGTAAGATTATTTCTATGTGCAATATTAATTAAGACTACAATAATGTCACCAATATCATCGACTATGCCATTTTTATTGCCCATAACTATATTGACACCTAGCTCATCTACCTCTTCTAAAAGCTTTCCCTGATACTGATCTAAATCTGTTGATCCATTTATTAAGTTACGGTCTTTATGCCACTGGATTATCTTATTCTCTAAATCGTCTCGCATTACAACTCTCCGGTAATAAAATAACACCCCATCCAAAACTGGAATTTGCCGTTCTCATATTCCTAAAAAATCAATTCAGCTCAAGGCATTCATGTATCTCTCAAAGGAAATGTCTCTTCAGGGGTGCTAGTTTAACTTTTAATATTTATGCTTTAGTTGGGTGGCTCGTTTCGACTACAGGTGAGCCAATCCTGCTTCAAAGGTCAAGGAGTAAACCTTAGTCTATTTTTGGTATGGCGGCTTTTTCTTTTTCTTTTTGCTTTTCGCGCCAAATATATTATCGTAATTACTACTAAATTTATCTCTATCTATTTGCATAGGTCTCGCCTTATCACCTTTACCACCATCGCTCATTAGTCGCATCTCATTGTACCTAGTGAATTGGTACGACAAGTTGTGCCTGTATTGCTGCGCCAAGTTCCAAGAGAATCTTTTCTCCATGATGAACCATCATTGCCGCGTATAGTTCCAAGACTATCAGTTCTATATGAAGATCCATCAGAACCTCTTGTAGTACCCAGGCTATCCGTACGGTATCGCGTACCAGTAACAGAGTCAGTCATGGTGCCTAGTGAATTAGTTCGCAATGTACCGTTTTGACCGCCATCACAGCTATATACAGTAGTCCCTAAACTATTTACTCTGTAAGTGCAGGCAGCATTAGCCGTAGATACAAAGAATTGCGATGCTACTAAAATTATAGTTAACAACCAACCGCGATTTATAGTTACAACAGGAATGGATGACCACGCCATAATGCGCGCCAAAGCTCTGACAAACTTAGATTGATTGTTTTGTTCTTCGATCAATTGATCTGCAAACTTATGTGCATCTTTTACCATTTTCTTTACTGACATACATTTCCCCTTCATAGTTAAGTTAATTTACATTTCGTCCATCAATTCACGCCAGAGTTGCGTTTCTGTTTTACCCTCGCGGTATTGAATTTCATCTTCCATTGCCTTCTTAAACTGTGGAAGCATTCTTGTTTGTGTATTTAAACATGAATTTATATGCTCAACACACATATCTTTTAGTTTTATGTAATGTAATTCCGAATCACCTTCCAATCCGTAACTACCCCAAAGCATTTCTTCCCTGATAATTTCATGCGGATCTTCATCAGTAATTGATAAATCCACTTCATCACCGTTTGCGCTACATCTTGAGTAAGCGCATCCACCATCTAACATATAAATTTTACCGTTCAAATCTTTATGTTCGACATAATCATGTGAATACTTAGAGTGCAGAATAGTACCGTCAGGAGTTTGTATGCTATTTTTTATCAGCAGCATTTTTGCTCTCGCGTCTTTTATGAAATCTATTTTCAGCATCTTTTATAAGTAAAAAAACGCCGCTGCAAATAAAGCAAGTCAACAATCCCATCACTAAATATGTAATAACCATAATAATCTCCAATGTCTGAGTCTGGATATTGCTACAAATTACATTAAAAGTAAAGTATTAGTATGATTTACTACAGGTCATGTTGATATTCTATTTTCTTGCTCTAAAAGTTGCGCTTTAATATCGCGTGCAAATTGGATTACTTCTTCTCGATTAAACTTAGGTGAAGCTCTCCAGGCAAGCCTCTCCATTGCTTTAACTTTGCGTTCTCCGTGGGTGTCTACCATCCATTGCCGGTAACGCAAAACGTAATGAGCTTGTTTCATACCCCATAAATTGCAGGATGGGCACTGTGGATTGCAATTCGGTTTATATAGCTTGAACACAGTTCTACCACGCGGAATAAAATGACCACCTTGAAGGTCTTTGTAGTGGTCTATCTTGCCGCAAGTAACGCATTGTGCGTAACCGTTATCATCTGCTGCTTCCATCCGCACCAACCGCTGTAAAAGCTTCGCGGCTTTTTCTACTTCCTGTGCAACAGTAGATTGTTTGCGTTTTTTTGGCTTTGCTTTAACGCTTTTCGCCATATTCTAACTCCAGTAATAACTCACAGTAGTGGATAGCTTTGCGTATATCATCTGCGCCATTCTTTCTGCCATGCCTGGAAATGTATTTAACTACATTGCCCTCGCAGTAGTCCAAGCTGTTCTGGTAAATGTATTCAACAGGTTGGATCTTCATATCGTAATGACTTCCACCTTCTTGCTTATCAAGTGCGCTCATTATTTTATATCCTGAAAGGTGATTGCTTGCCATATCTGTTTGTAGCATCCTACAATTTCGTCTCTTTCCTCCCAGCATATAAGCACTGGAATATAGATAGGTGAAATAACCAAATAACCCAATCCTAAAAAAAACCGTTTAATTTTTTTACCTTTATCTTTATTCAATGTTCTATCTCCTCAGTAGATAAATCAATTTCATCAGGTATGTTAAGATCACAGCTAGGACATAGACCGTAAGCACAATC